ACATCTATTAACTTAAACAGTCCTGAACAGATGTCTTGGGTTATCTATAGTAGAAAGCCTAAAGAGAAGGCTACGTGGATGAATAACTTTACTCCTTATATGAATAAGGCAGACTTTATGTACAACTTAGATATAAACTCTGATATAGTGTATAGAACTACAGCAGTTACGTGCAAAGAATGTTATGGTACAGGTCATCTTAAAAAGATAAAGAAAGATGGTAGTCCTTATCTTAAACAACCTAAGTGTCCTGCATGCGAGGGTAGTGGTTATTTGTTTAAACCTACAAATAAAATAGCAGGATTTAAATTTAACCCACCTACTTCCAAGTGGGTGACTGCCAATGGTTTTAGTGTTAATAAAAATATGTTGGCTACATTACAGACATCAGCTAAGAGAACTAATAATACAAAAGCATTACAATTCTTAACTGATCTGCAAAGAGTATCAGCTTTGGATACATACTTATCATCTTTTGTAGAGGGTATAAATATATATTTAAAACCTGATAGCAAACTGCATGTAAGGCTATTACAGCATCGTACTTCTACAGGAAGATTTAGTGGTGCAGAACCAAACATGCAGAACATGCCTAGGGGTGGTACATTTCCTGTTAAGAAAGTATTTGTTTCACGATGGCAGGGTGGTAAGATACTTGAAGCTGACTTTGCACAGTTAGAGTTTCGTACTGCAGCTTATTTATCACAAGACAAAACAGCAATGAAGGAGATTGAAGATGGATTTGACGTACATAGCTATACAGCTAAGATTATTACTGAATCAGGGCAGAAAACTTCTAGGCAAGAAGCAAAAGCTCATACCTTTGCACCCCTCTACGGAGCAACAGGATTTGGGAGAACGTCTGCTGAAGCAAAATATTATGAACAGTTCACAGAAAAGTACAAAGGAATCAAGTTATGGCACTCCAGATTGGCTAAAGAAGCTTTAGAGTCTCGTATGATAACTACACCATCAGGTAGACAGTTTTCATTTCCTGACGTAGAAAGAAGAAGAAATGGTAGTGTGAGTCACTTTACACAGATAAAGAATTATCCTGTACAGTCATTCGCTACTGCTGATATAGTGCCATTAGTATTGGTGCATATGGATGAAATGTTAGCTAGATACAAGTCATGTATAGTAAACTCTGTACACGATTCTGTAGTAATTGATATTCACCCTAAAGAAGTACAACAAGTGTTGTATTTAATAAAACAACTCAATAGTAATCTAACTAATATTATTGAGAAACAATTTAGAATTGAGTTCAATGTTCCTTTATTATTAGAAGCAAAAATAGGTGATAATTGGCTTGACACTAAAGATGTTGCGTGATATAACTATGAAACTTAATAAATAGAAAGGAAAATATATGACAGAACTAGTAAGTATAAACACTGATAATTATGCCGCTATGGCGAAAGCTATGGGTTTATCAGGAGAGTCAGGCAGTTCCCCTAAGAAGAGTAATAACTTAAATAGATTAAGAATATGGCACTCTCCTTTAATGGGGATGGAAGAGGTCAATGGAAAGACCAAGAAGACTGAGGTAGTAGAGGGTGGAGCATATCGCTTAGAAGTTATTGACGGTGATAAGTCTACTTTTTATTATGCAAAGGAAATGTCAGTTAGACCTTTTATACAAAGATTTATGTATAGAAGATACCTAGCTAATTCCAATGCAAAGCAGGGAGAGCCAAAGGGTACATACCATAGAACTATTATGGCAGATACTCTTAATATAGACTTAAAGGATAACACAGGTAAGTTTAATTGTGGTAAGCCTACAGGATATATAAAAGACTTTAAGGCTCTACCGTCTGACATGCAGGACTTGATTAGACAAATTAAAAGAGTTAGAGTTGTCTTTGGTACAGTTAAGCTTACAAATCCTGTAGATGCAAACGGTAATGATGTTACCTTAGAAGAAGTACCTTTCATATGGGAGATTGATAATAAGGATGCCTACAAAACTGTAGGAGAACAATTTACTCTTTTCTCCAAAAAAGAGAGACTACCTCTACAACACAGAATTGATTTTTCTGAAACTATAGAGAATCCTCTACCTAATGGAAGTAGCTTCTACACTCCTGATGCTAGTGTAGATATAACGAAGTCCTACGAAATAAAAGAAGAAGAGCATAAGACATTCTCTGATTTTATGGATTGGATTAAAAACTACAATGATTACATATATAAAGAGTTTGACGAGAAAGCTTATGCTAGTCAGAAAGAATCAACTGAAGATGAGATTGAAACTGTCGATCAATTTATAGATGTAGAACTAGAAGAAGGAGTATCCTAATGACACACCCTGCTGAACTGCTTGTGCATCAATATATGTCTGATGCTGTAAATGGAAAGTCTACTATGTCAGAAGAAGTTATTGAACAGGTAGGTAACGATGTAAAAGATGCACTTAGAAAGCAGTTTGGTGGGGGAGTCAAACGTGGTGACTTCAGACTACGTATGTCAAACTTGGGAAGACCCACTTGCCAACTGTGGTTTGAGAAAAATAAACCTGAAACTGCTTCTGCTAAACCTAATAATTTTATGATGAACATGATGTTAGGAGATATAGTTGAAGCAGTGTTCAAGGGTTTACTAAAAGGTGCAGGAGTTAAGTATGAAGAACCTGAACATGTATCATTAGACGTTGATGGTACAAATATATCAGGCACTTATGACTTAGTAGTTGATGGTGCAGTAGATGATGTTAAGTCAGCTTCAGGTTGGTCGTATGACAATAAGTTTGTTGATTACGAAACACTAAGAGACGGAGATGCCTTTGGTTATGTTAGTCAGTTAATTGGTTACGCAAAAGCTGCTAAAAAGAAGATAGGTGGTTGGTGGGTAGTCAATAAAGCTAATGGTAAATTTAAGTATGTGTCAGCAGAAAATGCTGATGTATATTATGAGATGAGTAAGATAAAAGCAACTGTAGAAACAGTAAAGCATAATAAGTTTGAAAGGTGCTTTGAAGATTCAGCAGAAACATGGAGAGGTAAACCTACAGGAAATAGAAGGCTAGGAGTTACCTGTGGCTTCTGTGATTACAAGCATGCCTGTTGGGAAAACTTAAAAGAACTCCCCTCTGTTATGTCAAAAGCTAAGATACCACCTACTGTATATTATACAGAATTGCAAGAAAAGTATCTATAAATGTCTCCTCATAAAGTAAGAAGAGAAGCCATAAAATATGGGTATAGGAGTGGATTAGAACATAAAATTTCTATGGCTCTTGATACTATAAAGTATGAGTATGAGTACGAAAGTATCAAGATAGAATGGGAAGACTTAGCTTATCGCACCTATACTCCTGATTTTATATTAAATAATGGTATTATAATAGAGACTAAAGGTAGATTTTTAACAACAGATAGAAGAAAACACTTGTGCATACAGAAGCAACACCCTAAACTAGATATTAGATTTGTTTTTACAAACAGTCGTAGTAAGCTAAGTAAAGGTGCGAAATCTACCTATGCAGAGTGGTGTATAAAAAATAATTTTAGATATTACGACAGAATTATACCTGAAGATTGGTTAAAAGAAAAAGGTAAAAACAAACACCCTAACTTTATTAAATTTAAACCTACTAAAATAAGGAGAGCAAAATGACATTACAACATAGACCAAGCAGTTCATACTTCATAGAAATACAACCTAAAATGCTAGACTCTGATTGGACAGGAGAATTGGAAGTTAATATAATAACTTCACAAAATAACCCTTTACCTGAAGAAAGCAGAGCACATATGTTGCATCTGTGTCAGCTTGTAGCTAGTACAGTGGCTCTAATGGAAAGAAGACCTGCCTTAATAGATGAACTAGAAGACTTCTTAGGAGAAGAAGAAACATACTACAAAGAGCAAGACAAAAAGAAGGTAACAACTACCGTTAAAGATAATGTTATAACCTTAAAATTTAATAAGGAAACAAAGCATTGACTTTAGATAATAATAGTAGTACAAAAGACATGAGACATTTGGAATATATGCAATATATGGCAGATAAGGAGAAAGATATGGAAAAACCTGATATGGTTAATAGTCCTATTCATTACAACAAAGCAGGTATTGAAACTATTGATGCCTTAGAAGCTATGTTAGTTAATGGGTTTGATTATTATTTACAAGGAAATATAGTTAAATATCTATGGAGATACAGATATAAAAATGGTATTGAGGACTTAAAGAAAGCACAATGGTATCTTAATAAATTGATTGAGGTCTACGATGGTAAGAGTTAAAATAATGATGACTGTTTCTGTAGACCCTGATGAATATCCTATACCTTCGGATGGTAGGGTGGGGGATGAAATAGAAGATTATATTACAGATGTAATACATGAATTAGATGGAGTTAAAATTAAAAATATGAGAAGTGTAACTGAGGAGACATAAATGCTTAAAAATTATTTACCAACAGACTATCAAAACTTCATAGCACTCTCTCGCTATGCAAGATGGAAAGACGATGAGCAAAGAAGAGAGAATTGGGGTGAAACCGTAGACAGATATTTTGACTATATGAATAATCATCTTAATAAAAATTATTCGTATAGTATTACAAAAGCTCTAAAAGAAAAGCTTACAGATCAAATAATGTCATTAGGTGTAATGCCTAGTATGAGAGCATTGATGACAGCAGGTCCTGCTTTAGATAGATGTCACGTAGGGGGTTACAACTGTAGCTATATACCTGTAGATAGTCCTCGTTCATTTGACGAATGTATGTATATACTTATGTGTGGCACAGGTGTAGGATTCTCTGTTGAAAGAGAGAACGTAGATAAATTACCTATAGTTAATGAGCATTTTGAAGACAGCACTACAATTATAAAAGTAGGTGATAGCAGACCGGGTTGGGCAAAAGCATTACGTGAATTAATAGCTATGTTGTATGTAGGGCAAGTGCCTACTTGGGATGTTTCAGAGGTTAGACCAGCAGGTGCTAGACTAAAAACATTTGGTGGTAGAGCATCAGGACCTGCACCATTAGTTGAATTATTTCAATTCTGCATACAGAAGTTTAAGGGTGCTAAAGGTAGACGATTATACCCTATTGAGTGCCATGATTTAATGTGTAAAATAGGTGAGGTTGTAGTTGTAGGTGGAGTTAGACGTTCTGCCCTTATCTCACTATCTAACTTAGGTGATGACCAATTAAGACATGCTAAATCAGGAGAATGGTGGGATGAACCTGACAAAAATATAAAAAGAGAAGGTCAGAGAGCTTTAGCTAATAACTCTATAGCATATAAAAATAAACCTGAAATGGGTACTTTCATGCGAGAGTGGACATCTTTATATGAATCTAAGTCAGGAGAACGTGGCATATTTAATAGACAGGCTGCTAAAGTTAAAGCATCGGAGAATGGTAGACGTGATATTGAGCACGAGTTTGGGTGTAATCCTTGTAGTGAGATTATACTTAGACCCTATCAATTCTGTAATCTTACTGAGGTAGTGTGTAGAGTCACAGATGACTTAGTATCCTTAAAAGAGAAAGTGCGTATGGCTACTATTCTTGGTACGTTTCAATCTACTCTTACTAACTTTAAATATTTACGTAAGGTATGGAAGGATAATACAGAAGAAGAGAGATTGTTAGGTGTATCTTTGACAGGTATTCTTGACTGTCCTATATGGACAAAAGAAGTATTAGAGATACTAAGAGACGTAGCAGTAGAAACTAATAAGAAGATTGCTAAAGATTTAGGCATACCACAGTCAACTGCAATTACTTGTGTCAAACCTAGTGGTACAGTTAGTCAATTAGTTGACAGTGCTTCAGGTATCCATGCTAGGCATAATGACTACTACATCAGGACTGTACGTGGTGATAATAAAGACCCAATCACACAGTTTATGAAAGATAGTGGCATACCTAGTGAGCCTGATGCAGGTAAACCTGACAGCACAACTGTGTTCAGCTTTCCTATGAAGTCACCTTCAGGTGCTGTTACGAGAACACAGATGTCTGCTATTGAACAGCTAGAGTATTGGCTTATGTTCCAAAGACATTGGTGTGAGCACAAGCCTTCCGTTACTGTATCTGTTAAGGAAGATGAGTGGATGAAAGTAGGAGCATGGGTATACGATAACTTTGATGAGGTATCAGGTATATCTTTCCTGCCATTTAGTGACCATACATATGCTCAAGCACCGTATCAAGACATAACAGGTGAAGAGTATGAGCAAGCATATAAGAAGATGCCTGAGTCTATTGATTGGTCTAAGTTGGCAGACTATGAGAAAGAAGACACTACTAGTGGTGGAAGGGAACTAGCTTGCACAGCAGATGCTTGTGAGATGGTTGACATACAGGCTAGTTAGTGTTAGAAAGTGGTGAGTTACTTTGGTGGCAATGGTGGTTATTAATAGCCATTACCATCAACACCATGATTAATATGATTGTGTTCTTTAAAGGAAGGAAGCTACACATCCGAGAGTTTTTACATTTAAAACCTAAACCAAAAAGGAGTATAAAATGAGAGAAATGCTATTAAATGCCGCAAAGTCTTATTATGTTGGACTAATAAATAAACATATATCAAACGTAGAGATACTATTAACTAGGTCTGTTGGTATTGGAGAACATCAAGATATCCAACAAGCTATTGATGCCGAGTTAGATGCAGTAGCTACTAATGATGACAAACTTAACATGATAATAAAATACTTTGAAAGGAGACAAGAAGATGATAAAAAAGAAGAAGTTTCAAAGCCGAAAGGATAGAGGTCTAAGCAAATATGATGCTCCTCTTCACATTCA